TGTAAATTTAAGTTATTTCTTTAGGAGCGATTTGATTAATTCAATCGCTTTTTCTTTTTCCTCATTTTCGAGGATATGTAACAGCATTTCTAAATAGGTATTGAATTGTTTATCTGTCATTTCTGTTTCTTCCATTTCTTACTCCTTCCTGCTATCTCCTTACTACTCTTATACTTTACTACGGTTTCGTCGTAATGTCAACGTTTTTTTCGTAATATTTTCGTTTTATATTGATTTTTTTACGTTTTTTTCATATAATCATTTTACAAGGAGGTGGCTAATTATGAGCAATCTTGGAAATAAAAAAGTAATGGCAAAAAACATTCAATATTATATGAATTTGCATCATAAATCTAGAACTGAGATGTGTGAAGCTCTCGGTGTTAAATACACTACATTTACTGATTGGGTTAAGGGTAATGTATATCCTCGTATAGATAAAATTGAATTAATGGCAAACTATTTTGGAATAGAAAAATCCGACTTAATTGAAGACAACACCTCTTCAAAGAAAACTACCGGCATTCGCATTCCGGTACTTGGTTGTGTTGCTGCCGGTATTCCAATAGAAGCTATAGAAGATATTATTGACACAGAGGAAATAACAGAAGAACTTGCATCAAGCGGTACATTCTTCGGTCTAAAGCTAAAAGGTAATTCTATGGAGCCTAGAATGTGTGAAAACGATGTTGTTATCGTTCGTCAGCAATCCGATGCAGAAGATGGTGATATAGTTATCGCAACTGTTAACGGTGATGAAGCTACATGCAAGCGATTAAAAAAATATAACGATGGTATTGTTCTTATATCCAACAACCCCAATTATGACCCTATGTATTTTTCAAATAAGGAAATTCAGGAAAAGCCGGTTAAAATTATAGGCAAGGTTGTAGAGCTACGTGGAAAGTTTTAATTGCACTTTGAAAATATAATATGCTTACCAGGGGGAACCGAAGGGGTGACATTCCAACTGCCGGACTTTACAAAAGAAAGGGGTTGGTGCCAATGGTTACATATAGCGACTTATTTGCTTTCGTGACAATGTTGTGCAGTGTGATAGCTCTTGTTATTACTTATTTCTCACACAAAAAATAGTGCCCCTGCTCTGGTAAAGTAAGGCACTATTTTTTAACACTTATTTGCCGGCGGCTAGGTTTCGTCTAGCTTTCGGTTCTCTTGTTAAGTATATTATATCAAATCGAAGTCTTTAGTCAATATATAAAAAAGAGCCAGCCACTAAGGACCAGCTCCACAGAATGATTAAATCATCCCTAGACAAGTTGTATTTTATCATTCTTTGGAGCACCCGGTCAATCAGAACTGTTGTTCTTCGGTTGGGTGTTATTTTTATACTCATTTTTCATAAAATAAACAAAGGAGTGATAGAAATGAAAACAGGTGCATTATACGTCAGAGTATCAACAGATGATCAGGTAGAGTATTCTCCTGATGCACAAATACGTCTCGGACTTGAATACGCTAAAAAGAATAACATAATAATTCCGAAACAGTTTATTTTTCAGGATGATGGCATTTCAGGCAGAAAAGCAACTAACAGACCTGCTTTTCAGGAACTCATAGCAATGGCAAAAAGCGACGAACATCCAATAGATGTAATTCTTGTGTGGAAATTCAGCCGTTTTGCACGTAATCAGGAAGAAGCTATAGTTTATAAGAATCTACTCAAAAAAGCTGATGTTGACGTTGTTTCGGTGTCAGAGCCTATCCCTGATGGATTTATCGGCGAATTAGTACAGCGTATATTTGAATGGATGGACGAATACTATTCTATCAACCTTTCAGGTGAGGTAATGCGTGGAATGACTGAAAGAGCATCCAGAGGCGGTTATAACGCTGCTCCACCACTCGGATATAAAATGCAGGATGGAATACCTGTAATTGTACCTGAGCAGGCAGAGATAGTAAAAAAGATATTTACATGGTATGTAGATGATAAGATGTCATTTTTTGATATTGCCGTCAAATTAAATGCTCTTGGATATAGAACTAAAAGAAACGGAAAATTCCAGAACAGAACCATAGCTTACATTATTAGGAATGAATTTTACAATGGTAAAATAATATGGAACAGATTAGAACACGCTACACGAAACGTCAAAGATAAATCTGAATGGATTGTTACTGATGGTGGACATGATACATTTATATCTAACGAATTGTTTACTGCTGCCCAGAAAAGAGATAAAGCAACAAAAAGACCCGGCAAAAAAGTAAGACCGGCATCAACATACAAACATTGGTTATCAGGACTTCTTGTGTGTTCCGCCTGCGGTGGTCGACTTGTCAGAGCCGGTAAAAGCAAATCAGGCAATACATATTTTCAATGTACAGCATACAATCACGCTTCATGCAACGAATCGCACCTTACAAATGAAAATGCTCTTAAACCTGCCATTTTGGAAGCCTTGCAGAAGGTTCTTGATAATGGCACTGTAGAATATGTTGTACATTCTACAAATCAGGAAGAAAAATCAGAAAGTGAATTAATTGAAAATAAATTAAACAGAATAGACATGAAGGAAGAACGTATTAAAGAAGCATATAGAGATGGAATTGATACACTTGAAGAATATAAGGCCAACAAAGAAATATTACAAAGGGAACGTGAACAATTAACCGCCATGCTGGAGCAGTACTCAAAGAAGCCTGAAGATGAAAATGAAAGCATTCTTTTGAACAAAATACGCTCCGCATACGATATTATTAAATCAGACAATTCAACTGACAGACAAAAGCATGATGCTTTGACCAGTGTTGTTGATAAAATTGTATATGATAAAAAAGGTGGGGCATTGTTGATGTATTTTTATATTAACGACTAACACCAAATTGCCCGCAATCCCTTTATTTATCGGTGTTTCAGGGCATCGTTATACGTTATAGCAGTATGGCGGAGGATATTGCAATAACGTATGACGGTTTTTATATAGAAGAAAGTGGTGATTTTTTATAGAAATTTAGGGAAATAATCTTAGATTTTAAATGTTTTATAAAAAAATTCGGGAGCACCCACAACAAAGTTGTTTGATGCTCCTTCTAAAAGATTGCTCTTTTCAATACTGGATATTAGTATATGATTAATTTTTTTAATTGTCAATATAAATAGGGGAGCACAGAAGTACTCCCCATTAGTCAGTCCCTGTTCACTTATTCGCCAATTGCCTTTTTAAATTTCTTCCATACTTTTTCGTTCATCATCGGAGCCGGGCAATGTTTTCCGTTAACGTCAAAATGACGTATAACTGTATTTGCATTAGGGCAGTATTTGCGAATGTATTTGATTAATCGCTTAACTGCTGCTGCCTGCTCTTTCGTATAAGGTTCTGCTTCTGTACATCCACATAATTCAATTGAGACTGAATTGTAATTTGTACATTTGCCGTAATACTTTCCACCGCCTGTAGTTTTACAATCATTGTATTTTCCACCACCGACTGCCCATGCCGTTCGGTTCAGAGTGATGCTCCTAGCTATATTCCCCTGCTTATCAACAAAGAAATGTGCTCCGGCAAGTCTTGTGTTTCCGGTGGCATAGTAGTCAGCATTGTTTTTTGCCGTATCGTTGCTATTTCCAGTGTAATGAATAACTATGTATTTTACATCTTTTCTGTTTCTTTTGGTCGGTGAATAGCTGATTGATTTAGCCATTCTCTTGTACATCTTCATATCTATTCCTCACTTTCTTCATCATTTTCATTATCAAAATGTATTTTTTCTTCTGTCTGACTTTTAATATTTTTCACTAAAGGCAGTAAGTATGTTGGTATTGTGACTCCTATATCTACTATGTTCTCTAAAATGCTTATAAGCTCATTGCATGTTATCCAAATTGCAACTATGCAGCTTATCAGGAATGTAAATGGTAATGTTATTCCTGCCGTCTGAGATGCATATAGAATAAGCTGGTCAATTATTGCACCGACTACTACCAACAGCCACATTGATACTTTCTTCGCTATTCCTCTAAAGCTCTTATATGAACTTATTGTTCCGTCTGCTCTGTACTTTGCAGCCATCAGGCCTGTTGCATAATCAATAATGTTGCAAAGTACCATTAGTAATGTAGGAATGTATAACACTCCTAACAAGGAAGACAATGTGCTTCCTATTGCTGTAATGATTGGTTTAATGTATTTCATGTATTTACTCCTTCTCTACTTATTTTTGATAATAAAATAAGTGCAGATGTCAGAGTTAATTAAGCTCTAACAGCTACACTTTTATGGTAATAAAAAAGACCTTGCGGTTCTGCTCTGATTTTTAGGAATTTAGTTAATATCATTAATATTCACCTCCCAAAGCATTTTCAACTATCCAAAGCATTTTCAACTATCTGTCACTTCCTTAATATCTTGATAGTGCATAATCTAAACTAAATTTTACCCCGCTACCACCCTGGAATACAGTATCAAGCCTAATAGCATCACAATCTGACACATCATAGTAAGTATTAGAACTTATAGTATTAAAAGATTCTATTACCTCTCCATTTTTTACTTTATATAGTTTAACAGATAGAGGAATAAATGGAAGTAATTCTGAGCCACCATTGCCCCATGTAATATAACCAAAACTTATAAACTTATACTGACTACTTATTTCTAAGTCATCTGTAGTTGTGTAAGTTATACCATCAATCTTTCCAGCTTTTATGCCTAGATTAATCATTATTCTTTCTGCTTGTTTACTCAGTGCAGATGATTGTGCTTGTGCAGTCTTATTAATTGCATCAATCTGACTTGTAGCAATCTTATTGATGTCTGCTATTTTTCCTTGTGTTGTATTGGTAATTCCTTCTTTCTGTGCAGCTGCAACTGTGTTAATTCCACCTATCTGTGCCTGCGCTGCTGTAGCAACTGCTTCTGTACCTGATTTTGTATTCTGATTTGCTACTCTATTAATTGTATCAATCTGTGCAGAAGTAGTGTTATTAATATCTTCTAACTTTGCATTTGTAAGAGTTGATATATCTCCCATTTTTGCAACTGTCAAAGAATCAATATCTCCCATCTTTGCTGCAGTTAACTCATTTATTGCATTATTTGCTTCTATGAGTTTTGATTTAGTTAATGAATTAATTTCATTTTCTGATGCAATAACTTTTTCATCAAATCCTTTAACCAATACTTGCGCTTCTGTGACTTTTTCTTCAACATATTCCCTGAAACTCTGTTCATCTTCAGGCTCAACATAATTAGCAGGCTTTGTTCTAGATTTAACCGGAATATATACAGTCTTTATAGTTGTTTCAGAATTATTATCAATAAACTTTACATACGCAGTAATTGGACTATTTTCTTCCAATAAAATACCAGGTATCTCTACCTGGCCATTTTCTATTACCTTATTTTTTGTTTCATTATTTTTTTCATTTGAAAATTGCACTTCTACACCATCATCAACATCTAAGAACTTAATAAACTGTCCTTTGTCCCATTGATATATTTGTGGTGTTTTTACATGTACTTCTGTTCCAAATATTATCTGAATTACATTTTTCTCTTTTTTAGACGCCACTATTTCCCTCCTAACTTGCTTTCCAAAGAATTTATTCTTTCTTCGAGTTGCTTAATCTTTAAATGTTGTAGCATAAATAATTCATCATATCTTAGTCCATATTCTTTATTTTCATCAATTATTAATGCACCTAAATCATTTGAATCTAATCCTATATCCTTCATGGATTGTTCAACTTCCTGAGCGATATATCCAAGATGTTTTCTTCCAGATGTTCCGTCATTATATTTAAATAAACGTGGAATTAATAAATCAAATAATTGTAAGTATTTTTCGTTAACGTCTTCTATATCATGCTTTTTATTTCTGTCAGATACGAATACTGTACCTCCACCACTATTGTAAACTGTACTCTGAAACTGTGCTGTTCCGTTTACATATAATGTTCGATTACCTACAGCACTATTTTGTCCAACTGTTAAGCTACCCCACATATAATTATATGAGCCTAGTGTATGAATCCCACTACCAAAATCAAGTACAGGTGTATCTTCTAGCATACTCTTAGTACATGTCACTTCATTTAATGACTCACACTGTACGTTTTTTACATCAATATTCCCATCACAATACATATGCTTACTATATAGTTCCCCATTTCCATCTACATAAAACATTGGTTCATACTTAGCAATTTCAGTATTATAACGTTGAATACTAAATCCCCACCACTTATCAGTAGAGCTAGGTGGTTGCATAAATATACGGTACTTATTACCATCTGAAGCTACTGCATCCTGATAAAATGTACTATTATTAATATTCCATCCACCAACCTTGCCCTTATTAGCGATAAGGCCATTATTGTTTATCGAACAAATCTGATTTCCAGATGTATCTAAAACCCGTAGAACTCCATTTCCATTTCCATTTCCTCCTAAGGTTAATGTTCCACCTTTTGCCCAAGAGAAGTTTATTCCTATTACAGAAAGTAAATTTATTACAGCGTTTCCAGAAGCGTCAATTCCTGCACTCCAGTTCTTTCCTCCATCTGTTGACACTGCAAATGCATCAGCTGTCATCTTCCATATTATTGTAGATGATGCTAGTGTTTTTTTATTATGCATATAATAAACAGTTGAACCATCGGATAATGTTTCTTCGGATTTGAAAACTCCAAAAGCATTAGTCATTAGATTTGTTAATTTCTGTACTTGAATATCATAATTGTTTATTTGCTTCTTTGTACTTTCGTTTGCTTTGGATATTATCCTTTGTGCCCCTGGGATACTTTGATACTGTTTTTCTGTTTCAGTTTCTGCAGATAATGAAAGTTCTTGTGAACCACCTAGGGAAAATTTACAATTAGTTATAAATGAATATGTAATATTACCTTTTCTATCTACTATTTTAATGCGGTCTCCAGCTTCAATTGTTGGATCCGAAACGCAACTTAAACTAAAAGGAATAATCTCTGTTCCAATAACACTTGATATGATATTTTTAATCTGTTCAAATGTGTACTGATTCAAAAATGGATTTCCTTCTATTTCTATTACATATCCTTCCTGACCTATTAATGACTCAACAGTTTCATTAGTGTCTGAATCAGAGTATTTAAGTTTTATTCCAGTAATTACAATCGGTGACTTGCTCCTACTGAATGATGATTGCTCCGTCACTTCATATGCGGTACTTTCACTCTTGTACCATTTGAACTCTAATACATTATCACTATTTATTCTTGCGTACATCCCGCAAAGTTGTGCACAATACGCTATTGCATCTCTAGCTGTCATTGTAGTACTAACTTCTTCTCGAGGCAAAGGTCCAATTACTCCTAATGCTTCTATATTGGAAATATCTACAGCTATTCCACAATATGTACAAATTGAAGATATTGTATCTGCTATTGTTAAATATTTAGTTGTTGGCACCTTATCGAACGGAATCTCAGCATAAATAAAACTATCATATGCTTCAATGCTAATAATGTCTCCAACTAATTTAGCACTATTTATTATAAATGTACCACGAGTTATATATTCAAATGTCCCATTAACATCTAGACCAATTTTTGTTAATATTGTAGCTCCATCTAATTTTGACTCATCACTAATTATTAAGGAAGTATTATCCAGGTCAACACTTAGCATTCCCATTACAGTAGAACCTATATCAAATGAACTATCTCCAGATGTTGCTGTAGAAATGGAATATGACAATACATTGTCAAGTGTGAGTTGAATAATTGTTCCATCCTTTAGTACTATTTTGTCTTGAATATCATATATTCTATTTTCTTTTACAGCTTCTTTAAATTCATCAGTAACACTAATCATCTTTCTACCTCTATTGTTGTACTAAATCAACAGTTGCTGATTTATAATAAAACACTCCATCTGATAATTTACCTAAAATTTCTTTGGTTAACGTTCCTCTATATACAGATATAGTTATCAATCCACCGTCATCTCTAAATGTTACTGGGAAAAATCCTTTAGTTAATTTGTTTTTTATTTTTACCAATTCTGCTTCTGTAAGTATCCCCCAGCTTATGCTTACTGTCTTTTTTTCTGCTACTACATCTCCTACCATTTTTCCACTTAGTGTTCGTCCTGTATCAGATGACCATATAAGTTCATCTGCGATACTTAAACTAACAGGAGCAGGGAGTATTGTATTCCCTGCTCTCAATATAGCTTCCGCCATTGTTATGCTCCTTTCCACTAGACTATAACTACGTTGTTATAACGTTTGTCTAAAGCCGCTTGTTTACTTTTTTCTAGCCTTGCTAATTGTTCTCCGTCAATATTAAAACCAACGCTTGAAAGAGCTGCTATTAACCTCATAATTGCTTGATTCAATAAGCTTTCTAATTCTTCTCTTGTGATGCTACTACCTGCTTGCGATACCGCCTTATCCACCATTGCCTGTAGCTTGCGCTCAGGTGCAACAACTTCTCCTTGATGTCTGTTATCACCAATCATAGCAAGCTGTGGAGTGTTTGCTTTAACAAATCCACCTTGTGCCAACTTAGGAATCTGTGGAATAGTAAGCGGATTATCATCCCATAACCCTTCAAATGGTTTAACCTTGCCGATACCAACTTTTCTAATTTTATTAAGCATTCCGTTAATGGAATTAAATGGTACTTTAATAATCTTGTTGATTCCGTCAATTATTCCATTAACTACTGTCTTGAATGTTCCAGCTATCCCTTCCTTTATTCCAGTAAATATCTTTCCACCTGTACTGAATACACCCTTAACTGCTGTCCATGCAGCACTAAACTTTGAGCTAAACCAATCAACTACATTGCTAAAGCAACCTTTAATTGCTCCCCATACATCTTCTTTAAAGAATGATTTTACATTTGCAAACGCACTTTTGACTTTATCGTATGCTCCTGTAAATTTCTCACTGAAAAATGTTCCAACATTAACGAAAACTGTTTTAACTGCGTCATATTTAGTCTGGAACCAACTACCCATTCCTTTAAATGTTGTTGATATAGCTGACCATGCTACCTTAAATGGTCCGCTTATGGCTGTTCCAACTGTTGCAAGTATTCCTTTTAATGCTGTAAAGAAACCACTAAAGATTCCCTTTATTCCATCCCATGCCTTTTTCCAATCACCTGAGAATACTCCTGTAATAAAGTCTACTACTCCCTTTGCAGTTGTAGTTATTCCATTAATTACAGTTTGAATACTTTCTATATAAGTCTTAACTATTCCTACTATAGTTTGTAATATAGGATCTATTTTTTCTTTTAATTTTGAAAATGCATCAGGTAATGTTGTAGTTAAAAATTCCTTAATTGCATCAAAGCACACAAAGAAGGCACTTTTAATACCTTTCCAAATTTTATCAACAGCTTTCTTAAACCAATCGCACTTGTTATATAGCAATACAAATGCTGCAATTAATGCTGTAACTGCAACTACTATTAAAGCCAAAGGATTTGCATTCATAACAATATTTAATGCCTTTTGTGCTAATGCGGCTGCTTTTTGCGCTACTGTTAATGCAATAGTTTTTGCAGTACTTGCGGCCTTCACTATTGCATCTTTTGCATATAGCGCAACAATCTTGGCTGTTTCGATATTGTCCTTTATCTTTGCAACGGTACACGCTGATATAGCTTTCTTCATTTTTTCCAGAATTGACACTATACCACCTGCATTTACAATAAATTCGCCGAATTTTATTGCTTTCCATGCTGCCATAAATCCTGCTACGGCAACTGTTGCTGTCCTGATTGTTCCCGGATGTTTTTCACACCAATCCGAGAATTTATTTAGTACTCCATTAATTCCATCCCATATTGTGGTAAATGCTCCGGCTGTCCAACTTGCAATTTTAGTTAATACGTTATCCCATAGCCATTTAAACAATGGTTTCAATGCTTCAATTACTGCATTAAGTATGTTTATTGCATTTTTAAGGGTTTCTAAAAATCTTGGGACTACTTCATTAGCTGTCCATGTACCTAATGGAACTAATACATTTTTCCAAAACCAAAGTAAACCCTCACCTACATTAATGGCAAATGGAGTTAGTGCTTTCCATAAATTATTTAAGGATTTTTCTATTTTTCCATAATTTATATTGTTTAATCCATCATTTAATGCTGATATAAATTCAGGTAATCCTTTGCCTAATGTCCATTTGGCAACTGGAACTAAAAAATTAGTATAAAAGCCTTTAAGTGCATTCCAACTAAATCCAGCCAATTTAGACAAACCTTCATTGTACAGTTTTTTTAATGCTTCTGTTGTTGGAGCCAGTTCTTTTTGCATGTCTTTGAAAATCTTTGCAAATTTCTTTGAATATCCATCTAGTTCTGTCTCACCTTTATTAAGACTTCCATAGTCAACTTGACTACCGGCTACTGAACCACCATTACTTCCATTGCTTCCTGATGATGAATCATCTGATGTTGGTTCAGTTAATTTATTTATCTTGTCAAAGCCTGCAAGTGATTTTTCAACTTTTTTTGCCGTCTTTGTAGCAGTATCTCCTATTGATTTCACATTAATGTTTGCATCAGAAGCGGCTGCGGAAGCATTTTCCATTCCTGTTGCTATTCCAGTTGTGGATTTTTCTGCATTCTTGTTACCTGTAATTAAGTCTGTAAATGCTTTAAATGCACTTGCAAGCGTTGCCAATTTGCCTAAAAGTACATTAACTGCCTTAATAACCGGAGTAAACACATTAATTAACCCCTGGCCTAAACTTGCTTTCAGACTGTCAAACTGCAATGCTAATAATCTTGTTTGATTTGCCCAACTGTCTGATGTTCTGGCGAAATCGCCTGTAGCATTTGATAACTGTTGTTGAACAAATGCATATCTTAACGCAACTTTTTCCTGCTCATTCATCTTTGCAGTTGTTTTTCCATAACCATTAGCAAGAGCATACTGATCTAACGCTGTTTGTGTCATTACTACACCTAAATCTTTTAAAGATTCAGTTTCACCTGTAAATACAGATTTTATTTTTGTATATGCTTCATCCTGACTAATGTTATAAAATGATGCCACATCACCGGCTAATCCTGTTAATGTGGTACTCATATTAGCTGCTTCTTTTTCTGTAAATCCAAACGCTGATGCCATCGAGCCAAATGTACCGGCATATCTCTTGGCCATAGTTTCTGACAAACCAAATTGAGCTGCTGCACTTTTAGCGAATTTATCAATTGTACTACTCATATTTGGGAATGCTACATCGACTACGTTCTGAACTTCTGCTAAATCACTACCTAATTCCAGGCATTCTTTTCCAAAGTTAACTATTCCTTTAACAGCAAAGGCAGAAGCTATAACTGCCCCTGCCTTTTTTGCAACTGATTTTATTCCGTTTAACTGTGACTGAAATTGATTCTGATTAATAACTAAATCAAGTCCAATCTGACCGACACTTTCAGCCATATTCTCTCTCCTTTCTAAAGCAGGCACGCTCTCCTACTCTAAGGTGGAGATTATTGGCTCTTGACTTCATTTCTTCTTTTCCTGATAAACTCTATGTAATTAATTTGATTACATCGTGGGCATTTAATTTCGCCCTTAAAGACGTCTGCCTTGCACAAGGTCTGCCCACATATATTGCATTTAATTCTATACATTTAACCCTGCCATTCTCATAAACATCTTTTCCATATTCTGAATTGATTTCTCTGCATCTTCTTTTGATACTGTTGCCCTAGAATGTTTCGATAGCCATTCATTCCTGATTTTCCTTTGCTCATCATTAAAGTTCTTTAATATGTCTTTGTCTGTTTCTGCTCTAACAGACACGATTCTTCCCAATGCCGTATCAGGTGAAATTCCTATTAGCAAGCTCACAAATTCACTCCACCGCATTGTTTTTAATTCTGCCAGCCTTATTCCATACTGAGATGCAAAAGAACTCACTATGAGGTCAAAATCATCTATCAGGTCATAGAATGTATCTACTCCCCCGACTGTTCATTCTCACTTCCGGACGCAAGATTAATTGCAGCCATTACTACAGTGTTATAGTCTTTGAAATTAAGATGTAAAGAATCTAATTTCTTTTTGCTTTCTTTTGTAAATATGATTTCACACATTTCAAGAACATCTTTAGCCGTTGGTTCATCTGTTGCAAGACCCATTACTTTCAATAAGTTTTCTGCACTTGCATCAACTTCGAGTTCTATATCCTTTACTTTTAATCTTGGGTTTTCTTCAAAATCTAATTTATCTGTAATATCAATAATCTTTGACATGTTATATTCCTCCTAATACTAAAATGGAGCAAGGCTTTTAACCCTGCTCCTTAATTCTAAATTGCTGGTGTTACAACCGGCTTACCATTACTCTGAACATCAAATTCAAGTGGTCCTACTGCTGTACTGTCACCTGCTCCAAGTGCTGTTACATTAAATATTGCATTTTTCAAAAGAACTGTAGTCCCATCAGGGAATGTCCACTGAAAATTTCCTTCTGCATCTCTGCCATTTACGAACGCTTTACCTGCTACATAATCATTCCCTGCATCTCCTACATTACGTTTTCCTGATACTGAAATAGTTAATGCTTTTGCTGTCATTAATCCTCTCTGCCATCCTTCTGTGTCCATTGGTGTCCAATTTTCTACACCGTTGTCAAATGACACTGAAAAACTTTCCATATCAGCTATACTGTTTAATTTGCCTTCCTCTGCACCTAACTGAAAGGCATTTTTATACACTGGAAAAACTCCTGGATCCTTAGCTGCCATGTTATACTCCTTTCGAATAATAAAAATCTATTTCTATAACCCTTTCGTATACTCCTTTTTCATCTGTTCCTACATCTATAGGTTCTGAATTAAGTAACTTTATATAAGGGATATGAACATTGTTAATTGTTACATTTGTCTGGCTTCTTAAAACATTCCATAAAGCCATCGCTTTTTCTTCTGTTTCATCTGCATCATTAGACCAATGCAGAAGTATTGATACAGGTTTAATGTCATATGATGACTTTTCACCTATACACATTCTTGGCTGATCAGATGTTCTTCTCTGATATACTCCAACAGATTTATCCTGCTTGTTATCTAACTTTCCCATGTAATAATGTTCAGCTATATCAAACTGCTTCAACCAGTCTTTTATATCCTTTAAAGAAATCATCTATATACCTCCAAGTTTTTTATACAATTGTTTATATGTTTTTCGTGCAAAGTCCTTTTTGGAACCATTTTCAAGATAATCATCTGCCCATCTGCCTTTTGCATTTGGATTTTCTGATTTTGTAAAATTAAACTCAGGATGATAGTACAACCTTCTTGCATATGGAGTATTAAAAGCAATTGTAATCTTTCCGCTTGCACTGTCAGAATAATCTACAAAAGTCTGTGTATTCTGTAAATTACCTGTATCAAATGGAATTACCTGAGACTGAACCATATCAGTATGTACTGCTTCCGCAGTCATTTCTAATGCCATTCTTTGTGCTTTTGTTAATTTTGCTATCCTACCCATATTCAATTTGATAGTTGAACTTACTTTCATATTACACCAACTCCAATAACGTATAATTTACACTTCCATCCGGATTTCTTGCTTTTGTTCCCTGATATATTGTTCTTTCCACTCCAAACACCGTTACTTTTCCACTACTTATAACAGCCTGCTCTGGGCATATATCTCCACAAAAATAAGCTTTTCCACTTAAAGTTACTATCTTCTGTTCTGCGGTCATTTTTGTATATGCCATATCCTGATAATTACACTTTAATTTATCATTAAGTGCAATTAAAGGAGCACCTGTTTCAGATACTCCTTCTTTATAAATAGTTACATTTATATCTGTCTTGCACATCGATTTTGGTACCAAATTAGGATATTTCATTACACACCTACCAATCTGCAGCACAATCCTGTCTGCACTAATAAAGCATATAAATCTTTTCTAATTGCGACTCCATTTTCAATGTATAAATTCCATGAACTACCAAAATTCATTGTTACTCCATTAAGTGAATAACTTGATAATACAGTATTAATCATGTCTTCATTTTCATATTCAAATTCTGCCTGTCTGCATACAACCTCTTTTACCACATCTTTTTGAAATTCCGTAAGATTATCAAATTCTTTGGCAACAATTCTATTAAATGTTAGTGCATCAATATGTCTGCTTGCCTGCCTCAACATCTTATCAACATCATCTTGTGGTATTAACTCTCTGGCAGTTTCCAAATAATCTTCTAAAGACGCATAAGGAGTGTAAGCCATAGGCTCACCCCCTATTCTGCATTACTAGCTTTGATTTTTTTGATAATTCCTTCTTTTGATGTGGCATTACCTAAATCAATTCCATGTTCTGTAGCATATGCTTTTAATTCATCCGCTTCCATTGCAGAGAATTTGTCACCTGAAATTTTATTAAGCTGAGCTTTTAACTCATCTCTTTCTTTAACCACCTTTTCATATTCTGCATATGAAACTGTAGTCTTAGGTGAGTGTTCTAAAATTTTACCTTCATCATCGTAAATATCATATCCTAATGTAAGATATTCATCTTTCTGCATTTCAGATATGTTATATACCTTATTATCCTTTACCGCTCTCATGGTATTGCCTCCTATTCTGCTGCTGCATGAATGATACATCCCTCTTTCATAAGTTCATCAATAGCAAATGTACCATTAAGTTTTCTATTCTGATATAAATAGTTGTCCGCAGTTCTTGAATCTGTTCCAGGTTCAAATACTGTAATGAAACTATACTTGTTTCTTGATACCTGACATTCAGGGTCAATTAACATGTAATCCATCTGAACCGCTGATACATCAGCTGTACATCCTGAAGTAAAGTTATATTTGGACTTAAATCTTGCAGATGGAACTTCCTTAATCATTCCAATATCATCGATAGAATGAACTCTTCTGTCGATTCCCTTTGCTCCGCTTACTTCAAGTGTTCTCTGAATACCCTCTGCATTCTTAAGCAACTTAAGGTAAGCTGGTGTACAATAAAGAATAACTCTGTCAAGTGGGACACCTGCATCTGTCATAGCTTCCAAGTTATCATCAAAATCTGAAAGAACATTTGCTGTTGTAAGAGCTGTTGTCTTAATCTTTGCACCTACTCTTTTAGCTTCTGAATAAAGCTTACTAAATGTATAGCAGTCTGCTTCAGGAATAGCCTGAGTTGTTTCAAATCTCTTCTGAATGTTTGCAATTGTTACTACTAAATTAGTTTCATCAACATCTACC